GTTTTTATGGATCCTATTACAACCGCTGCTTTAGTTACTGCTGGTATGAATTATGTTGGTCAATCTAGTGCCAATGAGACTAACCAGCAGATTGCTTCTCAGAATACTGCTTTTCAAGAGCGTATGTCTAATACTGCCTATCAAAGGCAGATTAAGGATTTAGAAGCTGCTGGTTTAAATCCTATGCTTGCTTATATCAAGGGTGGTGGTGCTTCGACTCCAACTGGATCGATCACGCATGTTCAGAACCCTTTTGCTTCTTCTGCTTCTGCAGCTGAGTCTGCTGCTCGTTCTTATTTAACTTCTAAACAAGCTACTAAGACGGAGGCTGAAACTGAAAATGTTGATGCTGATACTATTAAGAAGCGTGCTGACACTCTTTATACTTTGGCTTTGAAGGATGTTGCTGGTGCTACTGCTGATGAAAAGCGTGCTCATATTAATGTTCTTGAATCTCAAGCTAAGGAAATTTCTGAAAGGATTAAGAATATTCCTCTTGAGGGTCAGCGTTTGATTGAAGCTGCCAAATCTTTGGAAGCTACTTCCGAGCTTACTGGTTATCAGCGATTAACTGAGGTTGAGCGTGCTAAGCAAATGAAAGCTTTAATTATTAAGACTTTGATTGAAGGTGATTTGCTTAAGCTTGACCAGGCTGCTATTGATAAGGCCGATAATTTTGGTAAGGAATTTGGACAATTCAAACCTTTGGTTGATTCCATTATTTCTATTGTTCGTATGTTAAAACGTTAAGGATATTTATGAAGTTTGCGTCTGCTTATGATAATTTTGATGATGTTTCTAAACAAACTGGTTTAAGTTGTTTAGATAAATCTTTGACTCAACAGCAATTCCGCGAGGAATCTGATATTAATTTTATTGTTGATCGTTTTATGAAGACTGGCCATATTCCTAGTCCAGTTTCTATGCCTCAATATATTGACTATGAGGGTGTTTTTGATTTTCAGTCTGCTATGAATGTAGTTCGTCAGGCTGATGAGAACTTTATGCGTATGGACGCAAAAGTTCGCTCTAGATTCCATAATTCTCCTCAAGAATTTTTGGAATTTTTCGCAGATCCTGCGAATGCTGAGGAGGCGGTTCGCCTTGGTTTGGCTTTGCCAATGCCTAAGGAGTCTCCTCCTCCGCCGGCTGAATAGCCGCTATGGCACAGTTCTCTACTTGATGTAACTGTGCCTATTGACACCTTTTCTGTTTTCTGTTCTACTGGAGTAATTATGAAACCTCTTCACCGACACAATGCCAATAAGCGCCATAGCGCAACTGTTTTCAAACGTAACATTTCAACTACCAAGTTGGTTAACGTCACCGCAGGTCCAATGCGGGGCGGTATTCGTTTGTGAGCCTAGGTGTGTACAGCTCTCTGGACACATCCAAATCACGGACCCACAAAGTGCGGTCAGTGTATAGAGTGTCGTTTAGCCTATTCGAGAGAATGGGCTATTCGTATAACCCACGAGCAACAGATGCACAAGGTGTCTTGTATGCTCAACCTCACATATAACGATGATTGGTTACCTGAACATGGTCAACTCTATAAAGACGATTTACAGCGATTTTTTAAGCGTTTGCGTAAAGCAGGGTTCAAGTTTCGTTACGTGGCTTCGGGCGAATATGGAGATTTGTCTAGACGACCTCACTTTCATATTGCACTCTTTGGCTTGGATTTTTCTGATGATCGTAATCGTTTTGGCACTGCTTCTGGTGGTGATCCAACCTTTACATCCCCTGTAATTTCTAAGTTATGGAATAAAGGTAATCACTTGATTGGTACTCTCAATTTTGAGTCTGCTGCATACATTGCCCGCTATATCTTGAAAAAGATTAAGGGCTTGCAAAAGCCTGAGCCTCTTTATGTTTCTGATGTTACTGGTGAAGTTGTTTTGCCTAATCCCGAATTTCTTGTTATGTCCAAGGGTATTGGACGTTCTTGGTTTAGGGATTATTTCATGTCGGATGTTTTTCCGCATGCTTCTGTCATTACCGTTCAGGGTACCAAAGCCCCTGTACCACGTTTTTATAAAACTTTGTTAAAGGAGGTTGGGTCCGATCTTGCTCTGGACATGCAGTATAGATCTTCGGTTAGAGCCGAATTAGATCTTGAGCGTAATGCTTATGAGAACACACCTGTTCGCAAAGTTTCTCGCTCTCTCGTTAGCTCTTCTAGAGCTTCTCTTTCAAAACGTATAATTTAAAGGTCATTTTTATGTTGTTATTTGTTGTTTCTGTTAAAGATCGTGCTAGCGATTTGTTTAACCGTCCTTTCTTTGTTCCTCACCGTAATGTTGCGGTTCGTGATTTTACTGATGAAGTGAATCGTGTTGCTGCCGACAATCATTTGAATAAACATCCCGATGATTTCGATTTGTATTTGTTGGGTGAGTTTGATGATAATAAGGGTGAGTTTTTTAATTTGACTCCTCAAGTCCTGGTAAGGGCTAAGGATGTAATTCAATCTTGATGACCCTTGCACCCCTTCGGGGGTGCTTTTTTTTAATTTTTGGAGATTTTTATGTTTCACAATAAATCGGTTGATGCACATAATTTTGCAATGGTCCCACGTGCTGACATCCCCCGTTCTAGATTCACTATGCAGAAAACTCTTAAGACTACTTTTGACAGTGGTTTTTTAGTACCTATTATGTGTGAGGAAGTTCTTCCTGGAGATACTTTTAATGTTAATGCCACAATGTTCGGTAGATTGGCAACACCAATCTTTCCGGTTATGGATAATCTCCATCTGGACTCCTTCTTTTTCTTTGTTCCTAATCGTTTGGTCTGGAACAATTGGGTTAAGTTTATGGGGGAGCAAGATAACCCTTCCGATTCTATTTCTTACTCTATCCCTCAACAAGTATCCCCAGCTGGTGGATACGCTATTGGGTCCTTACAGGACTACCTTGGTTTACCGACTGCTGGTCAGGTCACTGCTGGTTCTACGGTTTCACATTCGGCGTTACCTACCCGCGCCTATAATTTAATTTATAACGAATGGTTTCGAGATCAGAATTTGCAGAATTCTCGTACTGTTGATTTAGGCGACGGACCTGACGCTACTCCTTCTACTACTTATGCTATTCTTCGGCGTGGTAAGCGTCATGACTATTTTACTTCTGCACTTCCATGGCCACAAAAGGGTGGTACTCCTGTAAGTATTCCTTTGGGTACTTCTGCACCTGTTAGAACTTCTAGTACTGTTCAGGTTACTGGTGCTCAGACAGCTATTAATTTTGTTAATAGTGTCTCTGGTACTCAACCCGGTGCTGCTGGTTCTATTGCTGCTGGTACTACTTTTCCTAATGGTTATTATGGTACTACTGCTCCCGCTGTTGCTGCTGGCGCTTATCCTAATAATCTTTTTGCTGATCTTTCTAATGCTACTGCTGCAACTATTAACCAGTTGCGTCAGTCCTTTCAGGTTCAAAAGCTTTTAGAGCGTGATGCTCGTGGTGGTACTCGTTACACTGAGATTTTGCGTTCTCATTTTGGTGTTACTTCACCAGATGCTCGTTTGCAACGTCCTGAGTATCTTGGTGGTGGATCTACTCCTATTAATATTTCTCCCATTGCCCAAACTAGTGGTACTGGTCAGACTGGACAGACTACACCTTTAGGTAATTTGGCTGCTATGGGTACTTATACTGCTCATAATCATGGTTTTTCTCAATCTTTTGTTGAGCATGGTTATGTTATTGGTGTTATTTCTGTTCGAGCTGATTTAACTTATCAGCAAGGTTTACGACGTCATTGGAGTCGTA